TTTCTTCAATTTTTTTAATCATATATATATATAATTAATTATTTAATACCATCCCTTTCTCTGGTGGAACTTTTGGGCTTCTGTAGGTGTCCCATATCTTGCCTGTATATATTTTATCCCACATCTAGTCTGTATTTCTACATCAGCAGTCTTTGGACAGTTATAGTTTTGTCTTGTAGCATCTAACCACTGGAACAGTCCATAAGCTGTACTTGTCTTATTCTGAGCATTAGGATTCCAGCCACTTTCTTTTTGAATTATCCAAGATAATGCTTCCCATTGTTCACCTTCTCCCCAGCCATACTCATTAGCTATACTTTGTACTTGCTTTTGAATAGCTGTGAGGTCTTTTTTTACCTTTCTCGCCGCTTCGCGGGGCTTAGGAGGTATATTGACTGGTTTAGGTTCAGGAATAGGTTCTAATGTGCTAATTTTCTCAAAGTGCTGTTTCGTAATTTCTTTGGGCTGTGCTATAGCTTCATTGAATATAATAAAGAAATAAACAATTCCTAGTGCATAAAGTGCTATTAGTATATTCCATTTCCAGCGGTTTATACATTTTTTTGAGATAGGACGGTTTTGAATTCGTCTAATATGTTTAATTTAATAGTAATACTCTTTCGAGTCAACAGTCGTAATCTGTGTAAGGTCTGTACTTATTATATCACCTATTTTATATATAGGTTAATATATCTCTCAGTTAACTCATCGGTCATTTTAGCACATTTGTCTAGCAGGTCATCTAATATTCTAGTCTTGAACATATTTTCTTTGAAATATTGGTCTATTTCCTGAAACACTTTATTTTCTATCTTTTGAATTTGTTCGTAGATTTCCATATTAGTTCCATTGGCCACCTGCTAGGTGATCTATAACCCATAACATTTCTATAAATAAAAATGCAAATAGTGTGATAGCGGTCAACCAAAATACTCCTCTAAATATATTTGTAGCAAAACAGTCTCCGTATGAGATAAATCCCATATTTTTCCAGAACTGGTTGTATTGTTTGATGAACTTTTTCATTTGGGTGAAGTTTAATTTATACTTGATATGGATTGACTGGATAACGGTGTCGACTAGTTTATAAGTTGTAGTTCGCGGTGTTATCTAGTCAATCTCATATTCTGTATATATCTTATCATAAAACTTACTATTTGTCAAGTAGTTTTACTACGACTTAGCTTTGCTATGGTCAAGTACTTTTAGAATAAACTTAACACATACCTAATCACAAATATTAATGCAATCAATGCCATAGCGGTTATACCTAAACTTAGCCACATCCATTTTGCTACTTCTTTTGCTCCTTGCTCAGAATCTGCAAAGTCTATTACTGGCTCATCATCTTCTGGGATTGAATTTTCTAAGTTAGATTTACTAATAATGTAATCTGAGTGGAATGCTTTTACTTTAAGATGTGTGTCCATACTTATCTTTTCTGGTCTTCTTCTAAACATCCTTCTTATTGTCTGTGCTTGTACTCCAGTAAAATTAGCTAACTGGATTTTAGTAAACCCTACCTGAGTTAAATAGTCTAGTCGGGCTAATGTAACATCGCTGTTAATTCTACTTTTTAAGTTTTCCATAATAATAATTTTTTTAAGTGATAATTTGTACTTGATATGCAGTTTACCACATCGACCTATGGAGGTAAGTCTGCTTGGAGTGGGGTAGTCATATTATTTTAATTTACTAATAAATATAATGTGTTGGGTCTTTAATTTTACTGCAAGTTCTATTGTATGCAGTTATATTAATTTTACTTATTACTTTATTATCAGAAGAACTACAATATGCATCTGTGGTAAAACCTTTATATAGCATATATATTCCTAATCCTCCAGATACTATTATAAATAGTAGTATGCCTAATTTCTGCATATATTTTATTGCCAATTCATCATTTCTTATATCTTCATATTTTAATTTCATATGTTTATTTCTTAAATAATTGATTGTAATAAACTGTGTATAGCCAAACTATGGCAGAGTAGATCCAATGGATAATGTATATAAGAACAAATAACACAGCCATTATAGGTACAACTGCTAGGAATACCAATATCCACCAAAGTGCATGTACAATGTAGCCAATTGCGATTATGAAGTTGGTAAGGTATTTCATATTATTTAGTTATGTAAATGCTTATACATTTAGCTGGCATTGAACTAATTGGAGTATCCCTATATTGAATACATTCAAAAGTTAAACTTATTAAATATCCAAACATTATAATAAATGTTAATATTGCTAATATAACTAAAATTATTTTATACATATATTTACTTTTTATACTTACTAATAATCTGATGCACTCTTGCACGGGATATCCCAAACTCTAATCCAATTATTGTAGGTGATGCCCCGTATTGGTAGGCTTGTAATATCATCTTATCTCTCTTGGATGCCTTGGCAGGGATTTCAACCTGCCGTTTTGATTTATTGATTAGTTCCTTTACTTTACTCTCCATATTCATATGCTATATATTCCTGATATAATATTCTTAAAAATCTGTCATTTATCAGTCCCATATTGTATAGCTGGTCTATTCTTAACTTGTCACAAAGGTCTTGGATAATATCTTCTTGGATCCCTTTGTCTCCACTAGCTGGAGTGTCGGTGAATAGTTTGACTGCTATTTCTTCCTTAATGTGTTCTGGGATAAATTCATAGTACATTGTATATTCCCATTTTCTTGAGTTGTGTAGCATATCCTGGACATCTAATTCATCTGGGATACCTGTTGTGTAGTCTACTGACATAAGCGAAGTGTTTAGTTAATACTTGATGTAACGAAGTGAAATCGTGTAACTTGATATGTGGGTTTGGATTGGCTCGGCTAGTTGTATAGTTGTAGCTCGGCGTCTCAATCACTTATCTGTAAACATTATAACATAAAACTAACTATAAGTCAAGTACTTTTATAAAAAGAAAAACCCTTTAAGCGTCAATAAAACCTAAAGGGCTTTTCCAAAGATGTCAAAAATGAAACTGTATAAAGGTTATTAGCCAGATATAGAGTCTCGAGCATCATATCAAGTATCACCACAGCTCACTTCACCTAACTGTGGCTGGGAGCAGTATATCATATTAGATCTAAAATGGCAACTTATGGAGGTGATATTTGTTTAGCCAGTCTCTAGCTTCCTGTAATACTTCTAACAATAATTTGCAGTCTGCTTCTAGGATATGATAAGTGTAGATTTTTATTCTGCTTGTATCTAAATCGGTAAATACTAAAGCAGTCTTTTTCCGTCCCGTAAGGTAGGAGTAGGCTACTAATTGCCACCAGTACCGGCGGTAGGCTTTCTTTTCATCCACACGGTCAAAAGTGTCTGAGTTTTTGCAAGTCTTAATATCTATCACCCAATTAGCAGTCAATATATCTGGTGTACCGTGTATAATATTGAGTGTATCTGGGAAGTCTTTGTCATCAAACTTAGTCTCATTCTTGGTGTGAAACCGACCTACCTTGCTATTGTACAATTCTATACTATCATCCTCCCTAAGTATCCCTTTTTGTATAGCTTCGGTTTGTAGTATAATTCTTTTGCCTTCCACATACTCACTGTATATCTTAAGCAACTCAGCCTCGGATAGCCCATTTTCTGCCAATATTAGCTTGGGTAATCTATGAGGTGAGAATTTATATTGATTAAAGTTTTGTATAGGCGATAAGGGTGGATTTATCTCCACCCTTATTCCTGTTGTTGCTAGTAATGGCATAGTTTAGAAATTGATTTCATCTAAGTCTATATCATCATTCTCGTCTTGTTTTAGACTTGCTACTGGTGACTTTGGATCATTCTTGCTAACCTGTGCATACTCTGGGGATTCCATTATGATCTCTTTAATCCAGTCTCCAAATCCTTCAAATGTCATTGGCTCGTATTCACCTTTCTCAAGTGAGAAAAATATAGGGTCAGTAATTTGTGGAGGACATACCATCCCTTTCATTACTGGGCTGATTGAGTCTACATTAGCATAGACTTTATCTCCAACCTCGTTGTGGACAATATTGACTATACATTCTTTCCCAATTAGTTGGAATAAGTCGTATCCTTCAGACTCCTCTCTAGCAGTTAATTTTCTTCCTAGCCAAGCTTCTATTGTTTTTCTCATTGTAGACTTAGCATGTAGGGATAGAGTTAACATTTTAGACACTAAAAATGGTTGTTCTCCGTTCTCTTCTTTGAATACAGTGGTCTCATTAGGGGTTTCCCAAGTAAACCTTACTTTTCGGGCAGTTTTAGACTCCCCTTGGTATTCTGTAGTCTGTGTTCCTAAGTCTACTATGTGTACACATCTTGCAAGGTGTGTCCCTGCTGGGATTGGTGCATAGGTTTTGTTCTCGTTGGATGCTGGTAATTTTGCTCTCATATATGTAAAATTTATAGTTGGTTAATAGTTGGTTGAGTAGTTGTCTGTAGTTGGTATATGTATAGGCGTGAAGGTTAGTTTATACTCGATATATGTAATATATATCTATAGTTAAGTATAGCATATTATTTACGATTTGTCAAATAAGATAACTTCTTTTTGAGGCAAGTGTGGTTTGAGCATTCTTTCAAATGTTGATATAAATATTTTTTCATTAAAAAAAATAAATGGCATATCATATTTTAACTGCATTTCTTTATTTAACTTATAAATAAATGTTTTATCTGGGTCAATGTATTCTTTTGGTTTAGCTTGTTTTTGCATATAATACCTTTTCATAAATTTATCCGTTAATATTTAATGGTGGGAAAAATAGTCTTTTTCTTTTATTCTCGACTCGGACTTGTTTTACAGTGTATCCTCGAGTAGATAAAACTTTATTGATACATTTCATATCCCAAACACTAGGGTCTCGGTCATTGTCATTTGTCCAGATTTCTTTGGGGTCCACCCCGTGTTTGTTTAAATGTTCTATTGAATAATTATCTATATAATTGCTAACCAACTCCTCGATTGGATCTATCTCTAATCTTAGCTCCTGCTGATGTTTACTTTCTTGTGTTGGAATATAGAATGATGTGTCGTGCTTCCACAAGTATACAGCTTCAGCAAATAATTGAGTTCGGTTGTTTCTTAGCCAATCAATATCAATAAAATCTAAATATACTTTAATAGGTAAAAACCTTCGGTTTCCTGTTCTATCTCTTAGATAAGTTGTTTCATTAGTAGTCATCATCAATATAAATTGTCTGGCCCTAGACTCGGATAATCTTCCATAAGCTGGGCGGTAAACAGATATTGTCTCAGTAATCATATGTTTTACATCTTGGACTGATGACATAGATATAGTTGATCCTTCGGATAACTCCACAATCCATTTTCCTTCGGAGTTTATTTTGAAGTCTTTGTCTCGGATATCTTTAACATTGGTAGAATATAAATAATCATTCCCTGCCAATATTTGTACTAGTGTAGATTTTCCTGTCCCTTGGTCTCCTTCTATCACAAGCATATGGTCGTATTTTGTCCCAGGGTTTAATGCTCGAGCTACCATTGCTTTTATTGTGGCTACTCCTACAGCTGAGCGGTACTCAAAAAAAGACTCGCTATCATCCTCAGGATACCCACATACACTATCTACCCAATCTTCTAACCTTTTTGTACCATCCCAAGATAAATTATTTAACCAATCTTTTATAGGGTTATATGTATTCTGCATTGCTACTACCTCTATTGCATCAGAAATGGTAGACTTAGCCACATCAGATAGCTGGGGATAATTAGCTTGGAATATTGATTGGATCTTAATAATATCTCTATCTTCTAACCATTTATCTTTCCATTCTATTCTATTTGTCCATTCATTGTATCTAACAGCAGACATAATCTTTTTATCATTCTGCATAACTCGGATTATATTCTCTAAAATAGGTTTAACTATTAAACCATTCTTAGTTTCTCTACCTACTAACTTTACCTCCTCGTCTTGGTCTTTTTTCTTAGGTGCTTTTAAGATAGCCCTAGGAGACTTAGGGGTATAAAACTCGGTCTTCCCACTAAACGCTTGGGATATGGTTCTGGTTCTGTAATCTAGTCTTTCCTGTGTCTTTTGTCTATTTCCTAATGGAGACTCTAACCATAGTTTCTCTACCTGGTCAGGCCTTCCAGAATAAAATGCTAAATGTGAACACAATGCTAAATCTGCAGATGACTGGTCCTCATTATAATCACTACTATCTCCCTCATATACTTTTTTTATCTTTGTACCATTCTTAGAATTAAAAGCTAATCTTAATACTTCGTTATCTTCCAAAAAATGCACTCCTGGGGACTTTTGTATTGAATGGATATGTTCTGCCTTCCTCCAAGGATATCCAAGGTACTCAAGGTATGTTTTGGCTTCATCAGGTGTAATGGTTCGGACTGGCACATCCCAGAAAGGATTTTCGGTGACGGTAAAATATCTGTCTTTGGTATAACATTCATACACGGTGTTATCAAGGTTTTTATGCTTATTTGCACTTAAGGGCATAAATGAAGATAGTTTGAAGATAAGATGTAGTCCATCCCCGCTAGGAGATATCTCTGTGTATGTATTTGCTTCAGAGATTAAATCTACTAAAGCTGACTCAGTTAATGATCCATTGGTTAGCACATGGTCTAAATCTATTCCCAACATTGGTACATCTTGGGAGAACACAATTCCTACTCCATCATATCTTTTACTAGAAGCTAATTGCTTTGCATTAGTATAACTCATCCAAGTTGTATTGTCGGTAGAACTGGCTTTGCCATTTACCCCATAAGGTATTTTAGTATATTTGTCTTTTATCTTTTCTTTTTTCCACAATACCCAAATAGGGACTGGGAATGCTTTTGACATTGTCAGACTTTTTTCCATGTTGTTTTATTTATATACCCTTAGTTAATGGTGGGTATAATTTGCTATTTGCTATCAATAATGTGTAAAGATAGTTCCATTAACTTGTTTTGAGTATAACATACTTATCTATTTTTTGCAACATAAAAAAAAGACACCGCCCAAATAGCAATATTGGAAAGCGGTGCTTTTCTAGGCATATACTAGCACAATTATACTACATAGTCAAGTTTATAATCTATCTAAAGTGGCACAAGTGGCACAAGTCGTGGCACAAGCAATTTTTTGAGAGGTGTGACACTTTTCGTGGCTAACCAAGCCACATTACAAAGGTGGCACAAGTGGCACAAGTAAATATTATAAAATAATATATAATATATAATATATATACAATATACACTTCAGAGATTTTTTTGCCGATTTTACCTGTGCCAGGTGTGCCACCCCTAAAATTTTGCTTAAAAATGGGAAATAAGTGTCACACCTGAGCAATTTTTACCTGTGCCAGAGGTGTGACACTCCTGTGACACCTTGTGATTTTTGTAGTTTTATGCTATACTAAATCCATACTAAACATATCAAGTTACACTTCTATGAAAACCATAACCATACTGACCTGTGATAGACAACCATCATATTTAGCCGACACTGTGGCTACTATCCTAGATGAGTATACTATCCAGTATATAGCCCAGGGGCAAATTATACAGCCTAGGGCAGGAGATTTGGTGCCAGTGGATAAAAAGTATAAGCAAGACCCTACAAGACACCGAGATAGCCAGTATAATTATGCTAGAGCCTTGCTCAACACTAAAGACGGACTTATTATTGAGGATGATGTAAAATTGTGTAAAAACTTTAACTTAGAATTAGAACAGAGATTAACAGAGATACCTACTAAAAGATATGCTTTTGCTTTATATTCCTGTTATAACTGGGAGGGTTATTCTGAGTATGATAAGATTGCAAAGTACCCTGTGGATATGTTTTATGGCACACAGGCTATGGTGTTTGATTTAGAGACAGCTAAAGAGTTTGGAACATATTTATTAGACAACATAGGGAGAGAACCTTATGATCTAGCATTAAAGACTTTTATAAAGACAGTAAACCCAGAGGTTGTGTTATATGTAAGCAAGATGTCTTTGGTACAACATATAGGAGATGTAAGCACAGGGTTGGGTGGTCAGCACCAAACATTTAACTTTATAGATGATTTAATATGATTTACCCAATTATACTTCACCACGATACCAGTGCAGAATATACTGACCAGCTTAAATATAGCTTAGGGCATATAGACTACGGTGTGTATGACTCTAGTGTAAATAAAACACATTTTACTGAGAGTTTTAACCGAGCAATCCAGGGAGTTCCAGAAAATCAGGGATTTTATGATTATGTGATGATCTGCAATAATGACATAAGTCTTACATCAAGAGATGTGGAAATGTTAGAGGTAGCACTTAATGGCAGGAAGGGTATATTTTCACCTGCATTAAATTCACCTCACTGGAAGGTGATGAGTAAGGCAGGGGATGAGTTATTAAGAGAAGTCCCATTCGTGGAATTTGTCTGTCCTATAATTCACCGAGATGTAATAGAAGCTATTGGATTATTAGACGAAGGTATGCCCAGGGGGTGGGGTGTAGAGCTAGACTATTGCCACAGGGCAAAAAAGGCAGGTTTCGGGACTTATTTAGTGCAAGACATACAAATACACCACTATGGGCATAAATCACAGGCAGACCACGGAGAATATAGCCATTATGCAAATATAGAGATGAATGATAGACTAAGAGAAAAGTACGGAGACAACTGGCAGGAAGTATTAAAGTATCCACAATGGTAGTTACAATTATACCCACAATAGGAAGAGATACATTAGAGAGGGCAATAAGGTCTGTTGTAGATTGGTCTTGGGCAGATGATTGGTTTACATTTCCAATTATAGAAACAGGAGGCACGGCTGGAGAAAATAGAAATAACGGACTTAAAAAAGCTGAGCTAATAAAAACTGATTGGATTACTTTTCTTGATGATGATGATTATTATAAAAAGGAATGGTGGTATGAATTAAATGGAGATTATGACATTGTAGTTTTTAGAATGAGGCAATGTGAGGCAATTATCCCAGATGCAACAGACCAGTTAAGGTTTGGCAATGTAGGGATAAACTTTGCTCTAAATATGAATAGGATAAAATGGGAAGACCTCCCAAAGTTTGACAATGACGGAGAAGGTGAGGACTGGAGGTTCATAGAACAGTTACTAGAGAAATATAATAAGGTAAAAATAACTAAAGATATATATTATGTCGCACCAAAAAGAAGTTACAACCAATAACCCATTTATAGACTGGCAGGTTGCCTTTGATACTATCCCAAACAAAGATCAGATGACTGTGATTGAATTGGGGTGGGGCGAAGGTACAAAATATTTATTAGATAATTTTAAGAGAGTAATCTCAATAGAATTATCCAGATACACCTATCCATATACCCCGATAGAAAATCATACTTATATAGAAATAACTCCAAACATTAAAACATTTTATAAAGATGATGTCTTGATAGAAACCTTAGGAAAAGATAGACCACAGTTTCAATCAGAGATAAAAAACTTGATGACAGAAATTAAAAAACACAAAGCAGATTTTGTATTTGTAGATTTTGGATTTCATTTTAGAGGAGAGGTAGTGCAGGAACTTATAGACTTAGGTAAGTACAAATATATAGCCTATCACGACACTAACTTCCCTTACTATGGTTATGACAACCTTGATTGCAAAAAGTATAAAAAGATTGAAGATAAAATGGGGCAGGGAACGGTAATATTAAGTAAATAAAATGGAAAAAATATAAAAAACATTAAAAACGAATTTAAGGAAAAAGGAATATTTTATACTCCAGAAGCTTTATCTTTAACCTTAAAACAATACATTGATAAAGATGTAAAAAATGTATATGATCCAACTTGTGGGCAAGGAAATTTATTAAAAGTATTTGCTGATGATATACCAAAATATGGACAAGAATTATATCCAGATGAAGTAAATAAAGCTAAAGAAAGTTTATTTAATTTTGAAGGAGTTTGTGGAGATACATTACAAAACCCAGCTTTTTTAGGTAAAAAATTTGATTGTATTGTAGCCAATTATCCATTCTCAATAAAATGGATACCTTTTATAGATGAAAGATTTGCACAAGCTCCAACCGTTCCAACCCAAGGTAAAGCAGACTATGCTTTTATATTACATATATTACATTATTTAGCAGATGATGGGGTTGCTTCTGTGTTAAACTTCCCAGGGATTTTATACAGGGGGCAAAAAGAAGCACAAATTAGACAATGGATAGTTGACCAAAATTACATAGATAAAATTATACATATTCCAGCCAATACTTTTGTGGATACAAAAATAGCAACCGTTTTAATTGTATTTAAGAAAAACAAAACAAATACAGATATACTTTTTGTAGATGAAGAATTAAAAATGGAAAGGCTTGTCCCAATAGAAGAAATAATTCAAAATAATTATGTTTTATCAGTGAGTCAATATATTCAAAAAAAAGAAGAAAAAAAAGAAATTACTCAGTACGATTTAGAAGCAATTAGAAACAAAGCAAGGCAAGATGCAATAAAAATGATTGTAGCAGATTTAGAATTAGATAAACTTGTTTGCCAGTTAGAAGGGTATGATTTTGAAGCATATAGACAACAATTAATACAAGCAATATTAGATGTAGAACCACTCCCCCTTGCATAATTTACAAAAGGGGAGTATAATGTAGTTATATAATTAATTTTAATTTATGACTTGCAAAAAATGTGAAGCTCCTTTAACTGGAAAACAGACAAGCTATTGTAGTTTCAAATGTTCAAAACTACACTTAAAACAACTATATAGGCAGAGAAAAAAAGAGCATATTAAAGAATATAATAAAAAATATAGAGAACAAAATTCTGATTATGTTAAAAAGTATAGAAGTTTTTATTACAAAAATGGATATAAATCAAAAAGAAGAGAATACCATTTAGAAGAAAACCCAGTTTGTGAAAAATGTGGTACAAATAAAAATTTAGAAGTACATCACATTAAACCATTAAAATACGGAGGAGAACATAAATATGGTAATTTAATGACACTTTGTAAAACACATCACAAACAATTTGAAGTATTGTGCCAGCAATTTTTTAAGCCAGAATAAATATAATCATTATTGACAACTAATATACTAATTGATATAGTAATTATAGTTACTAATAATTATCAAAACATTATGTCAAAAAAGAAATCAGGTTATAATAATTCAGGTAAGAAGAAAAAATAATTTATGGCAAGAAGTCAAAAAGAAATAGATAAAATATTTGAGAAAGCAAAAGAAGTGATAGCCAAACACAATCTTATTTTTATTGAGGAAATTGTAAGTTTTCTTCCAATATCCAAACCTACATTTTACGAATACTTCCCTATTGACTCTAACGAAATTAACGAATTAAAAAGTTTACTTGAGGACAATGCTGTATCTACAAAAGCAAAATTAAGGACCAAATGGTACGAGTCAGATAACCCAACATTACAGATAGCACTGTATAGACTTACCTCCCGAGATGATGAGCATAAGAAGTTAAACCAGTCATACATAGACCATACTAGCAAGAATGAAAAGATAGATACCAAATTCGAAATAGAAATACTAACCAACCAAAATGAAGTATCCCCAGAGGAAACCAATTAGTGTAATCAATACCATTACAGGTGAGGAGATAAGGTTTGAGTCGCAGTATGATTTTGCTAAAGCTATAAAAGTAAACAGAGCAAGTGTAACCAAATGGGTAAAAAAGAAAAGCCTTATGAGAGGAGTGTGGATGTATAAAGACGAAACCGATCCAGATATATTAGAACATCAAAAGTACCTACTAGCTAAACCACAATATAGAAAGTGCAAAGGCTGTGGGATAGTAATAACCCAAGTAGTCACCATTTGCCCTATCTGTAATACAAGACAATGAAGATCCAAGCGACTAATGTATTTGAGAGAAACTGGAAGGCAGACAAGAGGATTATAGTCAATCAGGGAAGCTCCAGAAGTTCTAAGACATATTCTATCTGCCAGAAGTATATCCTGAAACTATTAAAAGAAAAGGGGAAAGTCTTGTCTATTGTAAGAAAGACATCCCCCGCCTTAGATTTAACTGTGGCAAGAGACTTCTTTGAGATACTTATTAACTGGGGGCTGTATAACTCAACCAACCACAATAAAACACTTAAAACATACACACTTAACGGTAACTTAATAGAGTTTCTAGGTATGGATAACCCACAGAAGAAAAGAGGGGCTAAGAGAGACTATCTATGGCTTAATGAGGCTAATGAGTTATCCAGAGAAGACTGGAGGCAATTAGCAATGAGAACAACGGGGGAGATTACATTGGATTTTAACCCGTCCGACTCATTCCACTGGATCTATGATGATGTAATAACTAGAGATGACTGTGTAATAATAAAGTCAACCTACAAAGACAACCCGTTCCTTAGCAAAGAGACAGTAGCTGAGATTGAACAGTATAGGACACTTGACCCTAACTTCTGGAGAGTGTTTGGACTGGGTGAGCGGGGAGTAAGTGAAGACTTAATCTACACTCATTGGCAGGTATGTGAAGCATTACCAGAGGTTTATGATAGGCGATATTATGGAGCCGACTGGGGATTTAACAATCAGACTGCTATTGTAGAGGTAAGAGAAAAGGATAATGTCATCTATGCTAAAGAGTTATTATATCAGTCAGGCTTAAACTCAGATGATATAATCAGGAAAATGCAAGAGTTAAATATAGACAGACAGACCGTAATGGTAGGAGATAGCGAAGACCCTGGAAAGATAAATGATATATTCAATGCAGGATACAATATAAAGCCAGCTTATAAGAATAAAGGCTCAGTAATTCGTGGTATAAATGCGGTAAAGACTAAACAATTCTATGTAACTAGCGACTCGGTTAATATGATTAAAGAGTTGCAATTCTATAGGTGGCAGAAGAACAAAGATGGACAGAATATGGATATGCCAATCAAAGTCAAAGACCATATTATGGATGCAATGCGGTATTGTGTAGACTATATGGAGGCTGAAAAGGCAACAAGTGCTAAAGTATATAGTAATAAACCATTTGGATTTTAATTTATGAAGCAATATCCTCCGCAAAAAGACATAGACAGATTAGCCAAATATGACACCTACGAGAGGTTATTTATGGGCGACCATAGAACGGCTTTTAGAAGTAAATTAGAACAATATGACCCCCAATTTTCAGGATTAGACCCTAAAGTTAGGTATGTGGTACTGCCCTATCCAAGGATTATGAGTACTATATCAGCTGATTTATTATTTGAAGAGCAACCAAAGATATTGTTAGAAAATAAAACTAATCAAGATTTTGTAGACAAACTATTCTATGAGAACAGCCTTTGGACAACCCTATATGAGGAAGCCGTTGTCTCTAGCTATAAAGGTGACTCAGTAATGAGAATATTAGCAGTAGATGGACAGATTAGAATAGACACAGTTAAACCTGATGTATACTTTCCAGTCTATAATGACAACAATGTAAAAGCACCAGTCAAAGAGCATGTGTTAGCATATAGGCAGACTATTGATGAGAGAGAATATCTAGTAGTAGAGACATATAGAGTAGGTGAGATAGAGACTAGAGTGTATGAGTTCAAACAAAATACTATTGGTGGTGAATATAGCTCAATGGACATACTTGGGATAGAGCCAATTGTAAAGACCAATCTAGGTGAAGGGTATAGTCTTATCCACCACATAAAAAACAGGGGGATGAGTGGTAAGTTTTGGGGTATTAGTGACTATGAGGATTTAGTAGATTTATTCTTTGCTATCAACAACAGATTATCCCGTAATGAGCATATATTAGACAAACACGGAGACCCTATATTAGCAGTCCCTCAAGGTGTATTAGATGGAAGCGGGAATGTAAGCCGACAGAACTTAGGTATGATTGAACTACCAAGCCACCCTATGAATGGTGAGGTAAGCAAACCAGAGTATATTGTATGGGACTCTAAGTTGGAGTCATCATTTGCACAGATTGATGTGTTATTAGAGCAATTATGGATTAGTTCAGAGATGTCCCCTACTTTGTTTGGGCTTACCAAGTATGGAGTAGCTGAGTCAGGAAGAGCATTGAAATATAAGTTACTCCGAACTTTATCATCAAAACACAGGAAACAGATGTATTGGGATGATGGTATAAAGTCATTGATTGAAAGTGCTATTGAGTTTGCAAGGAATAACCAATTACAAGCAGATGATAAAAGACCAGCTCAAACCGAAGTGCCAACTATACTGTGGCAGGATGGAATTATTATGGATGAATTAGAAATCCTAGAAAATGAGAAAGGTAAGTTAGATTATGAATTGACTACAAAAGAGGATGCTATTGCTAATGTTGAAGGGATAACTAGAGATGAAGCAGTAGATAAACTTAACCGAATACAGCAAGAGTTAGATGCTAAAAATAAAGCCAACCCGTTCTCAATAATTAACAGAGGAAACAATGGCAGAGACGAAGAGGAGGATTAGACCTGAGGGGATAGTCCAGTCAGACATACAAGTCAAACTAATAGAAGCTATAGTAAAAGAGGCTTACCTTGACCTTGCTACCTATGCAGATAGACTAGACAAGGGAACTGTAGCTAGTAAGTCCAGAGCTATTAAGAATATAGCAGATAAGTATAATCTACAACTAGAGGCTTGGGCAAATGTAACTATCCCCTCTTTGTATTATGAGGGAATGAGCAATGCAGTCAATGCCTCAATCAAAGGGGGGCAAGTGTATGAGTTTAACCAATCATTTGTAACTAAACATCAGGAGGCTTTGGATGCCCTTATAAATAACACATACACATACACATCTAAAATATCACAGGGGATAAGAGATAGTGGGACAAGGGCTTTGACATTCTCCGAGCAGGAAAAGATTAAGGCAGAGATTGGTAAAGGTATATTGACAGGGGATGATCTAAAGACTATATCCAAGGGAGTGTCTAATGTCTTAAAAGAGGCTAGTGCTACCGCTGTAGTCACAGCTAGAGGAAGAAGGCAGGGGATAGATACCTATGCCTCCAGTGTGGCCAGAAGCATACTTACAGATGCACAGTGGCAGGGGACTAGCAATACCATAATTGAAGAAGGTTACGATTTAGTGCAAGTCTCAGACCATTTTGGAGAATGTGCTTTGTGCCGACCTTGGGAAAATGAGGTGTTATCCCTAACAGGTAGAACTAGAGGCTATACTACCCTAGCAGAGGCTACAGAGTCAGGATTAAAACATGTAAACTGTAGACATGCTATATCCCCATTTACAGAGGGATTAGCAGATGTAAGCAAAGTCTGGGATGTGGACACTCAAAGTTATGTAGAGAAAGAAAATGTAAAAAGCCAGAACTTGACCACTAACAGCCCTAAATCTATTCTCAGGGCATTTGATACCTTCACAACCAAAATAGGTATAAAAGACTACAACCTAGTCAACCAAGCTATAAAAGATAAGGATATAAAAGCAATTAGGGATATTCAGAAGAAGACTAAAGACCAGAGATTAAAAGAAAGTTTAGATGTGTTAGCTGATTATATAACAAACTAGGCAACAAGTGGTAATATACCGATAACGGGTCATCCACGATAAGGATGTTATTAGTATAATTACACCAAGACTATGTCTGAGGAAATCCAACCGCAGGGAAGCGATACAACCCAAGAAACTGTACCTGAGACCACTGTACAAGATACTCCAAAGGAAATACAAATCCCTAAGAGCCGTTTTGATGAAGTCAATAGAGAAAAAAAGAATTGGCAGCTAAGCTAGCCGAGTTTGAGACTAAGAAAGCGGAAGAGGAAGGAAACTGGAAACAACTTGCAGAGACCAGAGCACAAGAGCTAGAAGATATCAAGAACAGATATAAGAAAAGCAACCTTGAGAACTCACTTATACAGGAGTCAGTAAAGTACAATCCTCACGATGTCAATGCAGTTATGCGATTTATTGATTCTGAAAAAGTAGTCGATGAGTCTGGGGAAGTTAACACCACAGCTTTATCTGGCGAATTACAGAGAATAAAAACTGAAATGCCCTATCTTTTTAAACCTGAGACAGCCTCTAATGCAGGGAACTCCCAAGGGGGAAACCCAAGCAATGTAGGTGGAGTGATTTATAAAGAGTCACAACTAAGAGACTCAGAGTTTGTAGCCCAGAATATCAAAGATATAAAACAGGCACAAAAAGAAGGACGAATATTACTAGGACAATAATAAATTACCAATATGGCTAATGAAATAACAAAGTCATTACTTGACTCATTCATCCCTACTGTTGCAGCCGCAACTGCTATGGAGACCTTAAAAGAAAGAAGAGGAATTTCTCGTTTTGTAAATGTAGATTTCTCAGAAGATGTTAGAGCTTTTGGAGAAGCTGTAAAAGTTGGTTTCTTAGGAGACTTAGGAACAGCTGACAACAAAGTAGCTGGATCTGAATATGCTTTAACTGGACCTGCTGACAGCGATGTAACCATTACTCTTAACCAACACAAGCACAAGACTGTTCTTATTGAAGATGTAGGACGAGCAATGGCACGACCAGATGTATTACAAGGATATATTACAGAAGCTATCTTCTCAGTATTAAAGCAAATTGATGTTTCTGTTGCTACTCTTGGATTATCTTTTAGCAATACAAAAGCTGAAACTGCTAATCACTATGATGACATAGTATCTTTGAGAGAAACTCTAGTTGGAAACAAAGCTCCAATTGAAGGACCTTTCATCTATGCTGTATCTGCTAGTAAATATGCTGACCTTTTGAAAGATGATGATATCAACAAAGTATTAAACTTTGGTGGAGATGTAGCACAGTCTGCTAACCTACCACAAGTAGCTGGAATGTCAATCTTTGAGACTCAGTTGATCCAATCAGGAGGAAGCCCAGTTAGCAAATATAACATGGCTTTCCACAGAGATGCTATTGGTCTAGCTATCCGCCCACTTCCAGTTGATGGAAATGGACTAGGAGTAAACCAAGGAGTTTACAACGACCCAGAGACAGGTCTATCTATCAGACTAACTATGGGATATGATGCTAAAATTGGAGGAATGTTCGCAAGAGCTGAAGCCCTTTACGGAGTATCTATAATGAGACAGGGACTAGGAGTTGCTTTATTAGAAGCCTAATAATTCCCCACTTATAACTATTAAGAGCTTGAAATATAGCTCTTTTTAGTTTATACTTAAAATACAACTAACATATATCAAGTATGAATACACCAAGACAATTAGATAGTTTATATAATAAAAAAGAAACACACAATAAAGAAATATGGAAGCAAATTAAATATCATGAACTTTTATTACTTGGAGAACTCCAATATAGTCTTTTTACGATTGCACTAGATAGATGTTTAACAATAAGAGGATTATTAAATCAACTTTGGAAATAATATGACAAATATCTACTATGCTACACCCCCATTAAAGACCAAAATAGGGGGTTTTGGCAATGTTGCTAACACATGGCATAGCATTAACCAAGATGACACAAAAATACACTTTGAGACAGAGAATAAGGGGCAAGAGATAGCTTTCTTATATCATCAACCACCACAAGTGGAGATGATCCGAGGCTGTAAAAAGAAAATAGGCTACTTTATGTTTGAGTCTAGCAAATGCCCACCAGACTGGGAGCAGTATATGAGGGAGTTAGATGTAGTAATCACCCCCTCCAAGTTTGCCAGAGACATATTCTATAACCAGTTTGGAATAGACAGCATAGTTATCCCCCATGGAGTAGACACAGATATATACACATACCAACCCAGACCAGACAATGTAGCCTTTAGAATACTCCACTACAATGCTTTTGACTTTAGAAAAGGGTTTGATGTTGTGATTGAGGCCTTTACACAAGAGTTTGACCCTGATGTAGACAGGGCTATACTTACAATGAAGGCTTATAGTGGCAATAATTACCCTTATTTTGACTATAGAATAGATACCATTATAGAAGATTACAATCAGCAGGAGCTACTGGGATTATTGGCAAAACACGATGTATTTATATTCCCCTCCCGTGGTGAAGGCTTTGGGATGACACCATTAGAGGCTATGAACACAGGTATGCCAGTGATTATACCTAATGCACATGGGATAGCCGAGTATTTTGATGATAGGTATTGCTATGAGATCCAGTGTGATATGGCAAAGGCTGTGTATTACAGAAAAGACTATGACCAGCACGATTTGGGAGTGTGGTCAGAACCACAGGTTCAGTCAGTCCGTAAACAACTAAGACAGGCTTATAATGATTGGTTAGCTAAGACAGGACAATTCACAGAGGGATTAGATAAAGAGAGGGCAGAATATGCTAGTCAATTCAGTCTTAAAAAATCATATAATCAGATAAGGCAACAAATGATAAACTTATTGTAATAATCTAATTGCAATATGGCATTAAATACAATATTATCACATCCAGACCAGAACTCTTATGTCACTGTGGCAGAAGCTAATGATTATCTTTTAACCAAACAAGGTTTTGATGCTTGGGCTTCCCTATCTACTGCTAAAAAAGAAGCATTCTTAAAACAAGCTGCACTTCAGATGAATGAATTGAGATATAAGGGATATGAGGTATACGATAGAGATAAAGACTACCGTAAAAGCCAAAATTTAGCCTTTCCGAGGGTAGATTATAATTCCCTACATTATGGCAATGCTACCTCAGCAACTGCTACCTCTGTTTCAGTCTTACAGCTATCCAATCAACAATATTTAGCTGATGATGTATTTAATGGGGGAACTGTAGTTATCCGAGAGGGGACTGGTAGAGGGCAGACTTTAGCTATTACCGATTGGGATAGTGCTACAGGGACTGCCACTGTGTCAGGATGGACAAGCCAACCAGACACTACTAGTGGTGTGTTATTTATAAAACCAGTAGATGACAAAGTAAAATATGCACAGATAGAACAGGTTTATTTCTTGTCCCAGTATAAAGATGAGGATATATTAAATATAATCTCCGGAGTAGAGTCATATAGCATTGGTGATTTATCTGAGACTTATGGCGGAGCTAATGTAAGGTTTGCTTTGGTAGGTGGACGACCTTTCTCACCTTTAGCACAGTCATTATTAACTGGACTTATAGATACTACAGGTTATATAACATACTAAGATGATAAACTTAGATAAATACCTTAATCAAGATATAGAATTAAATATCCGTAGTGGTTATGATGTATACGGTAAGTCTATCACTACTACTTCCTATATCAAGGGAAGGTTAGTCTATACCAAAACACAGGACAGGGGGCTACAAGCTAAACCACTAGACTTTAATGTGGAGGTTTGGGTCTACCCTACTCAGTCAGTCAATGTAGATGACACTATCACAGTTGATGATACAACTTTTAGAGTAATAGCAGTCCAGGTATTCCGTACTAGACAAGGGCAGATACACCATAAGAAGTTATTAGCTCAAAAGTATGTCTAGTGTTAGAATTACCAAGAATACACTAAGTAAGAACTTGCAGAAGCTCCAGAATATGAACTTAAATGATGAATGGGGACGGATATGTTCGGGGGAGTTGTTGAGGCTGTCTAGCTTTGGAGTTCCGTTTGACACAGGTAGACTATCCCAATCAGGTTTTTTTAGAAGGGAAGGGCAGTATTGGATCACAGGATATGACACCAAATATGCAATGTATCAGCACGAAGGGATGAGAAGAGATGGGACAAGGGTGGTTAGGAATTGGAGTAATGGTAGAAAAAGTAAGTTTTTGGAAAACCCGCTCAAAGAAAATATCAGCACTTGGAATAAAGTAGCTAATCAGGTACTAATGCAAGAATTAAAAAAGAAACTATGACTTTACTAACAGATATCACAAACTATATAGATGCACAGACTACCCTTACCAAAGGGACAAACTTATTCATAGGAACACTTCCTGCCAATATAGACAACTGTGTTGGTATATTCCAAAGCGGTGGGGTGGAGCCTACTACCTACTTAAGTATTATTAAACCGACTATACAAGTCTTAGTCAGGAATACCAACTATGAGGATGCACAAAAACAGGCTTATGAGATATATGACCTTATGCATCAGATATACAACCGCACTTTGGGGGGGACTTATATATTCACCATATTTGCACTCCAAGAGCCAACAGATATAGGAGAGGACGAGACAGGTAGAGCGGTATTTACTGGCAACTATGTGTTGGAGGTAATGAATTAGGCAACAAGTGCTAATATACAAATATAACATTAACATTATACGAATATGGCAATGCAAGACATTAATGTAGGATATGCTACAGTCACTTGGGGAGGAACATCTCTAGGTGAAACAGAAGGTGAAGTGCGACTTGAGGTAATAACCCAAAGAGTTATGCAGTCATCTGATACATATGGAGCAGAAACTCCTTATGATATGATAGAAGTAGGTCGACAATTAAGAGTCACCGTACCTATGTCAGAGTACTCATTCTCAGTACTACAAAATATAGTACAAACAGCAGATGTAGCTTCAGGAAAATTAAAGATTGGAGAGGTAGTAGGAGCTTCAACAAGAGCTTTGGCTAAAAAATTAGTTATTCACCCAATCATTAAAGGATCTAACACTGGGTCTGACATAACCTTACACAAGGCTGTAGTTTCATCTGAGACTATTGAGGTATCTTTCAGCAATGACAGAAGTCAAATAGAAGTAGAGTTTATGGCACTTATAGATGCAACAAACACAGACGGAGTATTAGGATATATTGGAACACCTGCTTAATATGGCAATAAAAGCACTAACAATTCAAGATGTATTGGAGCTTACCCAAGAGGTTAAGCCCATCTTGGAGTTAGCACAAAATATTGACCAAGAAAATGTATCTGGATCAACCCTAGACATAGTCTTAAATAACTTAGACAAGGCTATCCCTGTATTATCTACTCTTAGCAATAAAAGTCTCTCAGAAGAGCAAATTAAGGCTCTTAGTGTGGTGGAACTTGTAGCATTGATAGATGAGATATTAGAAGCTAACGGGGTGGAGCAACTGTTGGGTTTATTTTCCAAAATCAGTCAAAGGTTTCAGAGCAAGAAGTAGACGACTACTCCCCTAGCCTGATGATGATTGTGGTAGAGTTCTTCGCACACAACTATTCGTATTCAAAACAAGAGACAATGCAACTGAATATCCCAGAAGCATTGTTTTTTTATAATCAAACTATAAAAAGACAAAAGCAAAAAGCAATAGATCAAGTGACTGAGTGGGAGGTGTACCTTGCTATAGCTACAAATCCACACTTAAAGGCTACAGATAGCAAAAAGTTATCTAATGAGTTTAAGCGAGTAAAGATGAGGTTAGAGGATAAGAAAATTAAGCCACAAGAGGTAGAGAAGAACTTGGATCACCTCAAACGGTTATTAGGCAACAAATGATAAACTAGCAATAATAACTAACACATATATGGCATTATCAGCAGGAGCAGTAGTAGCACAATTTGATGGGGACTTCAAAGGTCTTAATAAAGGCTTGCAAGATGCTCAGTCTAAAGTTGAAAATTTTACTAGTGGTATAAAAAAAGCTGGAAGTAAAATAGGTGAAGTCTTTGGTAATATTGGTGATGCCGCATTAAAATACGGCAAGATATTAGGAGTGGCAGGAACTGCTGCAACTGTGTTTGGAATAAAAACTGCAGCTGACTTACAATCATTGTCTACTAGTTTTGAAACTTTAACCGGAAGTGCTGAAAAAGGTAGGAAGGTATTTACCGACCTTAAAAAGATGGGAGCTACTACACCTTTTGAGGTGGGTGATCTAGCTAAAGCCACTCAGACAATGTTAGCCTTTGGAATTGAAGTAGATAAAACACAGGATTATCTTAAAATGCTTGGTGATGTGTCTATGGGGAACAAAGATAAGTTAATGGGATTATCTTTGGCATTCTCACAGGTACAATCAACAGGTAGATTGATGGGACAGGACTTATTGCAAATGATCAACCAAGGGTTTAACCCATTAACTATAATATCCCAGAAGACTGGAAGGTCTATGAAAGACCTCAAAAAGGATATGGAGGATGGCAAGATAACTGTAGAGATGGTGACAGATGCTTTCAAGACTGCAACCTCTGAGGGAGGATTGTTTTATAAAGGAATGGAGCGAGGAAGTAAAACCTTGTCTGGAACATTCTCGACTTTGATGGACAATATAAAGTTAATGTCTGCAGGATTAGCTGGATTAGCAGATGATGGAACTATTGTAGAGGGTAGTTTGTTAGATTTAGTACAAAAGGGAGTAAATGCACTTAATGAGGCTTTAGGTAAAATAGATTGGGTAGCAGTTGGGCAGGCAATACAAAACAATATAAAAAAAGCTATAGATGATACAACAATTGCAATACAAAATACTATAAATTGGTACAATCAATATAAAGACACTATAAATTTTGTAATGGAACTTATTGTAAGTTTTGGAAGTGCTTTTCTTATATTAAGAGGGATTGTCATAGGGTATAACATTGTGATGGCAATAGCAAATGCACTTACGGGTGGATTTGCTGCTATATTAGCCTTTTTAACTAGCCCGATCACTTTAGTTGGAATAGCTTTAGGTATACTTATATTTTTAGGGATACAACTATATAAAAACTGGAGTACATTAACCGCACAGGGGACTTGGTTAGGTGACTCATTAAGATTTATAAAAAATATGGCGGTAGATGCTTGGAATAGCATTCGCAATTTTATAAATACACTTTCGCAAATAAAAATGCCTAGCGAACTACAAAGAATTATAGATGGATTTAATGCTATAAAAAATGTAGTTGGTGGTAAAATAAGCAATATAGGTAATTTTCTAAAAGGTAAAATACCTGGCTTTGCCAATGGAGTTAGAAACTTTGGCGGGGGATTAGCTTATGTTCACGCTGGGGAGGTTTTAACAAACCTACCAAAAGGAACTAATGTATATACCGCAAGTGAGTCAAAACAAATGTTTGGAAGCCAAGGAGGTTCAGGAATTACCATTGAGACTATGAATATTAAGAGTGGTGTAGACTGGGAAGTTGGAGCTTCATACCTTGCACAAAAATTAAGATTATCATAATATGGAAACTTTAGCATTCAATGGGATTACAGCTACAATAGGAGGAGACTACCATTTAGCCAATATAGAGGGATTATTAATTGGAGGGATAGAATTCTCCGCCTTTAATATTCCACAGTCTAATAAGGCTGGTTTTGTGTCTAATTTTGCACATAGCAAGGTCATCTCTATAGACATTGCTGTAAGAGGGTCAGATATGGCAGATTTCTACCTTAAGAGACAGGCATTACTCAAGGCTATATATCCAGCTACTAATCAGGAGGTAAGTTTTGTCTATACCACAGAGGATAGTCAGGTATATACATTCAAGGGGTACCTTCGTACTGCTGTCAATGAAGGTGAGAGGACAGGTAGTTATCAGACAATAGGTTTTTCAATATATGTGCCTTCTGGGACAATTACAAGTGGAAACCTTAACTCAGTTACCTTAGAACAAACAGGAGTGCCGACAGGGGCAGTTTTGCCTTGGACTTTACCTGTCTTGTTAGGAACTGTGTCTGGATCTGCTACACTTAACAATGATGGGAATGGATATGCTACAATAGACATAGAGATCACAGGTCCAGGGGAAGGATTTACTATACTTAATCAAACTACAGGGATACTATTCAAAGTAGATGGACTTACCCTAACAGCTGGGCAGAAAATACAGATTACAGGAGATGATTTAACAGTTACCCAATCTGGAGTGTCTATATTCCAGTATGTAACTAGTGACTCACAATTTATAACATTAGCACCTGGAAATAATAACCTCGCACTATATGTAGACTCAGGAGCTACATCAGATACACAAGCAGTAATAACTTGGTACAATACCTATGTCGGAATATAAGTATATATTATGGGACTTTAGAACAGGGCAAAAAGAGATATTGCCAGAGGCTTTGGATAGAAGCTACTCCTATCAGTTAAACAGGGCTGGTAAGGCTAGTTTTAGCCTACCATTGACTACTGAGAGACTACAAAGGTTCCCATTATATATAGGAGTGACTAGACTATTGATATATAGAGCAGATAAGTTGATTTGGGCTGGTGTTATCTGGGAGATTACAGAGGATGCACAAGATGATGAGGGAACAGTCAATGTACAATGTACCGAGATATTCCACATACTAAGTGAGAAGAGATATACCTCTAACACCTATACCTCTACAGATGCAGGACAGATAGCTTGGGGGCTTATCAATACCACACAGGGGCTGACAGGTGGTAATCTAGGGTTGACACAGGGGACAATACAAGCTACACAGAATAGAGATAGACAATACTTTGATGAGAAAATAGGTGAGAAGATTATCCAGCTTACTGAGGTTATAAATGGGTTTGACTTTGAGATTACACCTAGTATAAAAATAAATACTTTAGGTGTGTTTAATGTATACAGTAAAAGAGGAACTATACTTAATACATTTAGACTAGAATATGGTGAGGGATTAAAAAACAATATACAATCTTGGAGCAGAAAGAGGACTTTGTCAGATATGTTTAACTCAGTAATAGTAGAAGGTGAGGGTTTGGGAGATGCTAGGCTAACCTCCACAGAGACAGATCCAGCCTTGATTACTGCCATAGGATTATTAGAAGGTAGAATACAAGAAAAGTCAGTCAATCAACAGACTACATTAGACACTAGAGCTGATGAGTTTATCCGAGTAAGAAAGACAGAACAGCCACTTTATGATATAACTGTAAATAATGCTTATGATGACTTTGGGAAATATGATGTAGGAGATATAGTGCCAGTCAGAATAAAGTATGGATACATAGATATGAATACTACAATGAGAATATATGGGATAGATGTAAGAATATCTGATGCAGGAGAAGAGGTCATAAAATTAACAATATCACCAATAGCATAAATATATGAGTACAAGTATACAAGAGCAAGATTTAATCCAGACAATAAAACAATTAGAACAGAGACTTAGTGATATAGAGAGACAGCAAAGGGCTATTGCTACATCAACAGGAGTAAGTGTGGCAGGTAGTGCTATTGCAGTAGGAGGAGGATTTGGTCCTAGTGCTTCTGGAATAGAAATAAGAGAAGATCTTATTAGATTATATACAAATAATCCTAGTGGAGATATAACTGGTCAAATGGATATACTTTGGGATAGTTGGAGTTTGCAAATTAACTTTCCTAGTGTAGCTTTATATAGAGGATTTACTGATCCCATTGTAGTAGAAACTGCAGTCCCAGCAACACCTACTTCTGTGGGTTCCCCAGGTGAGATTGCTTCAAATAATACTCATTTATATATTTGTACTAATTATAACACTTGGAGGCGAGTAGCAATAGGTACTTGGTAGGCAACAAGTGCTAAAGTATATGTATAAACTTAGAATATACATATATGGCAATTGATGTAAGTTATAGAGATACATTTACTACCTCAGCTGAGGATTTAGCTAGAACAAATAGAAACTTTATTATAAACGAAGGAGTAGCCTTTGATGGACTTAAGGTCACTGAGTCTTTGACACCAGCAATGACTGTGGCTGTAGCTCCTGGAACTGGTTATTTTTATGGTTCAGGAACAAATGCAAATGTAATGTATGAGTTCTATTCTGATGCAACTGAGACTGTGACTATTGGAACAGCTGGAGTTTCTGCTCGAATAGATATAATCTGTCTTAAAGTAGATGCCTCAACTGGAGTAGCTAGTATAGTAGCTGTAGCTGGAACACCATCTGGATCACCTGCTGTACCTGCCACACCTGCCTCACATTATAAACTAGCTGAAGTAGCTGTTGGAATATCTGTTACTACAATTACCAATGCTAATATTACAGACAGAAGAAGGTCTGTGTTTGTAGCACCTACTGGGGCAAGAAATCAAGGGCTTATAAACGGTAAAATAGTGCCTACAGTAGCTTCTAACAATCTAACTGTAGCTATAAAGACTTTGGCTGATACAGACCCTAGTCCTACTAACCCTGTCGGTATCTGGATTGGAGGTACATTAAGGTGGATAACTTCTGCTTTATCTGTGACTGCTAATGCTGGGACTAACTGGTTTGCATCTGGAAGTGCTGAACTAGCTACAAGAGAAATAGACTATTTTGTATATGCTGGATATAATGCTACTGATGGTGTAGTACTAGGATATGCTCGTATCCCCTATGCTAGATTATACTCCGACTTTAATGCTACATCTACCAATGAAAGGTTTGCTAGAATATCTACCATTACCAATGCAGTCGCTGGAGATAATTATGTCAACATAGGAAGGTTTGCTGCTACTTTATCCGCTTCACCTAGTTTTACTTGGTCTGTACCTACCTTTACTAATGCTAATCTTATACAAGAGCCTATTTATGAGACGAGGAGGTTGGTGACAACTAATTATCAATATTGGATTAAAGGAAATATATTGCATTTATCAAGAGTCACAGCAAGTATTACAATTGGTGCAACTGCTGGTGCTTCAACTGTTTTAGCAATTACATATCCATTTACATTTAGTCAAATGCCTTCAAATTCAGTTGCTGTTGTAGGAGAAGGTTATGGATATTTTTGTAGTATTTATTTTCTAAATAGAACTACAAGTGGTGGGGATATTTTAGTTTTAAGAGATGCAACTCAAGGTGGGGCACCTGGAGGAAGTGGAGCTGTAGAAGTAAATTTAATAGCAATAGGGCAAATTTAACATAAAACATATATGACTAACAACAAATGGAACTGGAAAAAATGGCTCAATGGGGTAATAGTTATCCCAGAGGATACAACTGACCTAATTAAGTATGGAACTGCTCTTGTAGTGGCATTATTAGCTAAATATGGCTATAGTGAGCTAGGAGAGTTAGAGCTTATGATTATAGCTGGAATAGTAAAGGCTGTAGTAGATAGAGTACATTATTACTGGAAATATGAATGATATGAAAACAGACCATATTGAGAGACTAGACCAGATTATAGACAATCCTGCTTTACACAATACTGAGGAAAGAGTTAATATTGTAGTCAGAGTGCTGAGAGATATAGCTATGCAGGTAAGGGGACATTATAATGATATAGGGCTGCTTAAGAATATGGTTGAGAATATAAAAAACACTATAGATGGACTGGATAGTAAACTATTTGGAGATAGGGATAGTGAGGGGATAATCTATGCACTAACATCAGAGGTCAATTCAATGAAAAGGAGTTTTGATAACTTTACTAGAATAATGTGGCTATTGATTGGAGCTGTGGTAGTGGATATAGCATTAAGATTTTTTAACATAATATAAATATGGCTACAAGATATAATTTGACTGGAATAAGAGGAGACACAAAAGCACTTTCTATAAATGTACCAGATATAAATATAACTGGGTATACTTTTAGGTTGACTATAAAAAATATAGATGATGTGGCGGGGGATGATACAACTGCTATTGTGGCTAAATATTGGACATCACATGTAGATACTCATAACACAGTGGTTAGTTTATTACCTGCTGAGACTGCTTTTGTAGAGGGAACTTATAAATATGATATCCAAATGTCAAGTCCTGCGGGAGTAGTAAATACTCTTATAATTGGAGATTATGAGCAAATTAATGATGTAACTAAGACAACACCATAATGTCTCAAGAAATTAAGGCGGTTATTGAAGAGGTAAAAGTTCAAGCTTTTATTGAGGATGTAAAAATTGAAGCTTCTATTGAAGAAATAAAGATTGAAGCTCCTATTGAAGAAATCCAAATTAATGCATCTATTGTAGAGGAAGATATAGAAGCTACTATTGATGGGACTGTATTGCAGATGAACGGATTGGTTGATTCAGATTACGGGGATGTTACTGTGTCTAACAATGGATCTACAATAACCATAGACAATAATGCGGTAACTACTTCTAAGATAGCTAATAATAATGTTACTTTAGGAAAATTAGATACTATAGCCCATAATCATTTTTTGGGTAGGCACGCTTCTGGAAACGGAAATGTACAACAAGTGTCAGCCTCTCAAGCTCGCAGTATCCTTAATGTGGAAAATGGAGCTGAGGCTAACACAGTGGACTCCGTAAACGGGCAAACAGGGGATGTTGTATTAGATAAGACAGATATAGGACTTGGCAATGTAGATAATACTAGCGACCTTAATAAACCAATATCAACTGCTACTCAGACTGCACTTAATGCAAAACAAGATACCATAACAAATTCAGACTCTATTACAGAAGGAAGTACAAATTTATTTCTTACTACTTCTGAGAGAACAAAACTTACTAATACTAGCGGTACAAACAGTGGAGACAATGCTGTAAATAGCCTTTATTCTGGACTTGTAAGCAATGCTACCCATACGGGAGATGCTACAGGTGCAACCGCACTTACTCTTGCCACAGTAAACTCAAATGTAGGTTCTTTTACTAATGCTAATATTACTGTTAATGAAAAAGGTTTAATAACTGCAGCATCTAATGGGTCTGGAGGTGGTTCGGCAGAAACTTTTGAGACTGTGTCTAAAAACTTAAAGACATATCCTGCTAGTCTTAATTATACTTTAGGGGTTTTGACTTCTATTGTCTACACTTTACCAGTTGGGACTATTACTAAAACCTTAAATTATACTTTGGGAACTTTAACTTCTATTGTATTATCTGGAGATACTCCTGCTGGTATAGATTTAACTAAAACTTTAGGATATACTGGAAGTGAACTAACATCAATAACTTACTCATAAATATATGGCATTTGCATTAGATATTACAAAACAAATTGGGACAGAAGGAGTGAATTCAACTAGTATTATTTTTGAGGAATGGTTTACGGCTGACGATGGCTTGCAGGCTGGCGATTATATTATGGTTTGTGCGTCTAATCAGACTGGGACTGCAACGGCACTTGATTTAACAAGTACAACGGGTAGTTGGACAAAATTAGACGGGATAGATAGTCCTAGAGTAGGCACTTTTTTGAGGTCGCAAATCTGGTGGCACAAATACGATGGCACGACCTTGCCAAGTGCTCCTACTGTGTCTAATGGGGCAAACTCGGCATGGACAGTTATAGCTTGGGTTATTAGAGATGCCCCAGATGTAAATGATGGGTCTTGGATTGATGTAAATACAAGAGTAGATAATGCGTCTGCTTTAAGAGTTCATCCTATTAGCAGTGTTACTACAACACAAAATGATTGTTTGGTTTTAACAGTTTTTACATCAACAACTGGGGCTGCGTTTGAAACCCCTGACAATTTTTGGGGGGAAGATTTTTCTATTGCTAAAGTGGGTGACAACTCAACTATTTCAAACCCTTTACAAAGAGTAATTGTGGCAAACCGAGCACAATTTACAGCTGGGGCTACTCCAGTTTATAATTATGTAAATGGACTCTCAGGAGGTGTGCGTTCTCAATATTGGACAATTGCCATTAAAAATAAAACAAACGGTTCAAAACCTATTGGAATTATTAACCACCCTACTAGAATTTTTGATTATTTTGAAAATAGCACTTTTGTAACTGGAACTACGGTTTTTACTAGTTTATCTACTATTCACGCTACAATTGACGGTCAAAGTACATTTGCTCCAGCCACTATTAACAATATAACTACTGTTACAGGTTTAATTACTAATAATCCGCCAATTTTGTTTTGGTATAGACGCTTTTCTATTATTCCTCCTGCTGCTACCACTGGAGTTTCTGGAGTTAGGTGGGATTTGCCTACCTCATTTGATTATACTGTTGGGTTATGGACATTGTTTATTAACCGTGCAGTTGCTGGAACTGACAGTCTAGATGGTATATATCATTATTTTGAAGATAGTAATGGGAATTGGGCAGTATATCGTTTTCTTAATCGTATTGAGGGTTCAAAATATAATACTATTATCAGACATTTACCTGATGAAATAGCAGTAGATGGGAGTGTTACACCAGTTGATTTAACTGATATTACTAAACGAGGGGTTGCTTATAGACAAATTACAGCTAATACTTCAACAAGAACATTTGAAATTGGTCGTGAGTGTATTCAACCTTTTAATGCTCCTTTAACATTTATTGGGGGTGGGCTTGGTAATCCAATTACCGCAAGAACTATAGCTAAAGCATTAGGAAGTGGGGGGGCGTGGCGGTTGTCTTTTTCGCAAGGACAAGGACAACAAGTAATTACTATGCCCTATCAACTCGGTGATGGCATTGTAACAACCTATGTAGACGATGAAGCTCAGGCTTTAGAGTATCCTCGTGTAGGTGGTATTTTAGGATATACCGTTGAAGCTGGTCGCCAAGAAATAAGAATTAAGGCTTCTTCAAATGATACTATTCGTTTAGATGCTGGGATTAAAGGTACGACCAGACCTCATAATCTTGTTTTTGATACTTCTACTTCTACTAGTGCTACTTACGGTATGGCTGGTACATTTTTAGGATGGAATCCAACATTAAAAACTGGCTTAGAATTAAAAACAGGAACTTATATTGGGTGTGGTAAAATTGATGTTAAAGGAGCCGATATATCTAATAGTACAGTTAAGAAATCTATAGCTACAGATGCTTCTGCTAGGGTAGAAAATACGGCAAAGGTTAATAACTGTACTTTTATAAAAGGGGCTGAAACTTATGCTATTGAAATACAAGGGACTGGGACTGTACAACTACAAGAAAATACATATACAGGGTATACCACTCCTATAAATGTGTTAGCTACAACAGGTACGGTAACTATTGAATTAAGTGCTAACGATACCCAGCCAACATATGACACAGCTGGGGCTACAGTTGTATTTTCTCAACCTTTAGAAACTCAATCTGTTACAGTTACAAATGGAATAGCTGGAACTTTATTATTAATCCAAGATATTACTGACCCAATTAATCCTATTAACTTATATCTTGACACCCCAGTTTCTTTTCCTCATACTTGGTCAGATAGTAATGTTTATGTAGCAGATAGAGATATTCGTGTAAGAGCTTCTTATCAATCAGGCACAACAGCCAAATTATTTATAGATGAAGAAATTGGAACAAGCACAAATGCTTCTCCAGCTTTAGTATTTAGGCTTAATCAACAAGATGATGTAGTTTATAATACAAATGCAATTGATGGGTCTTTAATAAGTGGGATAACTATTGATGATAATAATTTATTAATTTCTATTGATAACGGAACTTTGTCTTGGGCTGATATATATGCTTATGAAACATATTGGCTTAATACAAATGCTGGTATTGTTGATGAAAGTAGAATTATAAAAGCCATTGACTCTGCTAACTACATATTTGAAGGAAATTGGAATATAAAAAATATAAGTAGTCCTAGCACTCCTTTAGTTATAACTGGTGGTTGGGGTAGGTCTGCATCAGATGATACAACCGCTTCTTTAATAGATAACACAGGAGGTACAATATTTGCTACCCCAGACTTGGTGATTGCTTTTGCTACAGGTTCGGGAGTAACTGCCCAAGATAAAACCGACATTATAAACGGTGTAGCTACTGAACTTGACCCAGATTTTGCAAGTATTAAAAAGAATACTGACCTTATACCTGGAACTTTATAGACCAGCTAAAGCAGTTATATCTAAAGATATAGACAAAATGAGTAAAATATGTTAGAGTATAACAAATAACTTTACTACTATGTTTTATTCAAAATACAAAGCTAAAAAGACAATAATAGANGGGATAACCTTTGCTAGTAAAAGTGAGGCTAAAAGGTATGAAAAGTTAAAAGAGCTACAATCACAGGGTCAAATACAAAACTTATCTCTACAGCCTCGTTTTATGCTTCAGGAGGGGTTTGTCAACATAGATACAGGTAAGAAAGAAAGAGCTATTGAATATGTAGCAGATTTCCAGTATGATGAAGGAGATAGAAATATAGTTGAAGACGTTAAAGGGTTTAAGACTGCAGACTATAAGATTAAGAGAAAGTTATTTATAAAGAAGTATCAGTCCGAATATAAGCATATAGAAACATAATTATGACAAACTACAAAGATTACATATTCCACCCATTACATTTAGACCCAGTTAAAATTGGATTTAGATTTGGGACAAAATATCCTGCTGGATTTGGCTCTTTAAGTGGACAGAAACATTTAGGAGTAGATTATATTTGCCAAGTTGGTACACCAGTATATGCCATAGCCGATGGTGCTATAAAAATATCTACTGGTAAACAAAGTGGTCTAATGATTACACTAGTCACTAATACAGGATTAAGTGTAAGAATTATGCACTTAAGCCGTACTGTAAAACACGATGGTATGGTAAAGAGAGGAGACTTAATTGCATACAGTGGGAATACAGGTACTAGTACAACACCGCATAGTCACATTGACGTATTCAATGGTATACCTACCAACATCAATCAGTTCAGTAAGTTTATTGACCCATTAACATTAAATTATCAAATTAAAGAAGAAACTATGGAGACTAAAGAAATAAGAGCAATCGTAGAAGGACTATATTGGAGCTTTGCTATGAGGCAACCCGATAAGGGTGGAGTAGACTTCTGGGTAGAGGAATATAAAAGAGAAGGAGAGAAGAGCAAATGGTTAGGTAGAATACTGGAGGGACTAAGAGGAGAAAAGACAAAGCAGGGAATAGGTTTCTTGGATGCTGAAGAGAATAGATGGAGGACTAAGGGAGATATCCAGGGGAAGTAATAAACTAATTAAAACATTATGGCAACTAAACAAGATGTTATTGATTTTATAAAGAAGTTAGAGAAAGAGTTAAAGAAAAAAGATATTTACTTTACTGATAAATTTAGTTAAAAAAGCACAGTTAGGATTTTTCAAAGATTTAATTAAGAAAATATGAAGCTAAAGACACAGCTTAAGAAAGTAATTACAGAATACACAAAAGAGTTCTACACTATACTCACAGATGAGCCTTATAATGAGGACGATGCCTACTGGATAGGTGGAGATATGACTGGAGTATGTGGGATTGGAGACTATTATGTACAATTATCTGATATGGTACTTGTGGTAGATAATAAGATAAGTGATGAGGATTATATTGACTGGTATTGGAACTATGTAGCTGAAGATAAGGGAGATTACATCAACCTTAGGAGCTATGCTATAAATAAAGGGTATAAAATAAAATAGTATGACAATCAAAGAATTTATAGAAGATGAAGAAAAACACAAGCAAGTTCTATTAAGAGCTAGTGTATTAGGTGCATTTGACCAGACAGTAAACCATATTCTCTATAAAATTAGGGCTATGGATAAACTTTCTGATGAAGAGATAGATGAGATAAAGTTAATGCTATATAGATACTTTATGCCCAAAGATTATAGGTTACCAGATGAACCTCCAACTGAAGCTAAGTCTTTAGAAGATATTGAAAATATAGAAAGTATCTAACCGTATCGAATTAGGTACGGTTAAAAGTTTATAATAGACCAATGTCAAAGTTTAGGATATATATATGTGTATTATATGCTATAAAAGGGGGTAAATTGTAAAAGTTTATATATATCTTTTGTCAAACTTATACAAAGTAGGGTAGTTTGTTTACATTTATCGTCTTGCTAATGTCGGGAAAACGATGTATAATCTAAATATGTCCATATTCTTATCAGCTGAAGAGATATGGTTGGGGTCGCTACCTGTAAAACCCGCCTTATGGTACCGTTAAAAACAAGGAAAGCTAACTTGTATTGGGCTATAAGGCAAACTAAGGGCGTAGTTAAATAGTATAACTGTGGTCTCCAAAACCACCATTATAGGTGCAATTCCTATCGTCTTTGCAAAGCAAAACACTCCTACGACTAATGTCGTACTGATAGCTTGAAACAAATTAAGCCTGTCTTATAGTGAAATCTGGGTTCTATCCAGCGAAGGGTATCCTTCTTAGCCACTAGATGGGCTTTTTTGTATATAAAGAAAAAAGAACCTATCAGATGATGGTTCTATGGATCAGGAACATAATTCTTTGTCCTCTGGAATTGTGAGTGTAATTGTATCTATGAACTTTACAATGACAGTTATTTGCCTCTGGACCGCATAGAGGGATAAGATTGGTGTAATGATTATTGCCTGAGTCTCTTCTTCTTAGTATATGGTGTATTTGTAGCTTATTAGGAGGAAATTGCTCATAACAGAATTGGCAGGTGTAATCGTAATCTTCTTTTACGCTCCAGCGAACTGCTGATTTTACGGAAGCCATAACAGAAAGAGCAGTTGACATTATTAGTGTATCATATATTATAAAGAAGTACACTTGCTATTTACTAATGACTACTCCTAATTCTGTTCGGTTTATTTTTATTTATCGTGGAAATATCTTGGTTCGTGGTGAACTTCGGCGAGTCAGGTTTGACAGCTGGGTTCGAAGAGTTGACCCACATCAATACTATACCTGTGTTGACTTGGTTGATTATTCAATCTACGAAGTACTTGGAGCTAATATCCTTGACTATGTTCTCTACAANATGCGACCTCTCACTAAGTCTGACCCTGAATATATCCCTGAGTTGCCTATGCAACAGGGTTAATTCCAAACTAAAAAGGAGGGTGTTTAATCCTCCTTCTTTCTTTTAGTTCCATTTATGTTTACTTGGGATAATTTAGCCACTCATCAAAATCCCAATCTTCTAAACTTCGACAAAAAATTGGGCTATACATTTTGTTATATAAATCACTAATATCATTTGCACATTTTATACCTTTTGGAGTATTCTTAAATCTTACTTCTAATTTTGAACCAGATATATTAACCGATAAAACACTCCAATTTCTAATTTTATTAACATTTACACGAAACAACCATTTACTATATCCCGACAATTCTTCCTTCCAATCTGCATATTGGTACACATACTCTTTTAATAGTAATGAAAAAGGATATTTTAAGGTTTTTAGTGTGGCTTCTCCATATTCATTTACACTTTCTTTAATTATTTCATTTTTACATACAATAATTTCTTCAATTTTTTTAATCATATATATATAATTAATTATTTAATACCATCCCTTTCTCTGATGGAACTTTTGGGCTTCTAAGGGTGTACCATATCTTGCCTGTATATATTTTATCCCACACCTTGTCTGTATCTCTACATCAGCAGTCTTTGGACAATTATAGTTCTGTCTTGTAGCATCTAACCACTGGAATAGTCCATAAGCTGTGCTTGTCTTATTCTGAGCAGTCGGGTTCCAGCTACTTTCTTTCTGGATTATCCAGCTTAATGCCTCCCATTGTTCTCCTTCTCCCCAGCCATGCTCTTTAGCTATACCCTGTACCTGTTTCTGAATAGCTGTAAGGTCTTTTTTTACCTCTCTCGCTGGTGTTTCTACTTTTTGGATAGTAGGAGTAGGCTCAGGCTCTGGGATAGCCTCTAATGTTTCTACTTTTGCTTGGTCTTCTTGCTTTGGTACAAAGGGCTGTGCTATTGCTTCTGAGTACATGATGATCCAGAATATGAATAGGCTAGTATATAGTGCTACAAGTATCTTCCACTTTAGGTCGTTAATCTTTCTTTTATTAAGTGAACGGTTTTTAATTCGTCTAATATGTTTAATTTAATTATAATCTAGTCAAAGACTAGCGACAATCATAATCAGTGTGAGAATATAAAGTTCTCATCTACGGAGGGGAGGGTTTGACCTCCACGTTGCTTGGTCTTGGCAACTATTCAGCCTCTATCGCTTATTGGCTCACTGACCACTACCTCCATAATTGAGAACTCTATATTGTAAATGTTCTGTACTTATTATATCACCTATTTAATGTATAGGTTAATATATCTCTCAGTTAGGTCATCTGTCATCTTGGCACACTTCTCAGTAATCATCTAATATTCTAGTTTGAACATGTTGTACTCTAAAATACTTATCCACATCTTGAAACACTCGGTCTTCTATCTTTTGGATTTGCTCGTAGATATCCATATTAGTTCCATTGCCCATCTACTAGGTAGTCTATAACCCAGAGTAGTTCTAGTGCTAGGTATATCCCTATTAGGATTACTGCTGACCAGAATACTCCTCTGAATATATTTACTACAAAGCTGTCTCCATATGAAATAAAGCCCATATCTTTCCAGATCTGATTGTATTGTTTGATTATGTTTCTCATGGTAGTTATTTTAATTATACTTGATACTGAGATTGGTAGGTAATGTCGTCGGCTATTGTATATAGTTATAACTCGCTGTCTTACCTATCAATCTCTATGTATATTATTATATTATCATACTACTTTACATTTGTCAAATGGTTAAATTGTGGATAACTTAGAAAAGGTCTATTATATACTTAATTACAAACACTAGTCCAATCAATGCCATAGCAGTTGTAGCTAGGCTATACCACTATCCATTTTGCTACTTCTTTGTCTCTAGGTCTATCTCTTCTAGTTCCAGCACAGCTCCCTGTATATCTGATTTCTTGATTATATAGTCTGAGTGCAGTGCCTTGATTTTATTATGTGTCTTGAGGGTGACCTTTTTACCTCTATCTTGCATCAGCTTATTTATGGTGACTAATGGTAACTCCAGCCATATTAGATATCTCTATTCTTCTGAAACCTTCTTGGAGCAGGAACTCTATTCTAGCAACAGTTACATCTTTGTTAATTCTTATGTTAAGGTTTTCCATGGTAGTAGTTATATTTAATTTATATTGGGACTTGATTTTGCAGTTTTACCTAATCGACCTTATGGAGGGTATTCTGCCTCTATAGTGTATGCCATATTATTTATCTGGGATTATTAGTAAGAGTATAAGTGCAATTACCAGTATGATTAGCAGGAATGGGGATATCATTATCATAAAGATTACCCTAAACAAAGTGTTTAGATAGAACTTAATTTTACTCATAGGTTTCTATTGATAATCTGATATATCCTCTGTCTGGTTAGTTGGAACTCTCTAGCTATGATTGCAGGTTTAGCTCCTCTGGAGTATGCCTCCAGAATAAGCCTATCCCTTTTATTTACTAATGGCTGTATTTTGACTTGTTTTCTTGATTGTTTTACTAGGTTATTTATATCTGTCCTTTTTGAGACTTCGCTTTGTTTCGTCATATATTTAATCTACTAACACTACATCCTCATAATTATCTTGATACTCAGCTCGAATTGCCTGTTCTACTGTCTTGCTTACTTTATACTTTTTCCTTGCCTAGTTTTACTAGATCATCTGGAGCATAATTTTTAGTTTGTGCCACCACTTTGGTAAAGTCGGCAGTGTCTACATTCAACCAAGGCTTATCATCGTCCATATTTTGCCCCTGTAAGGCTACTTTATTGTTTTTAGGTGTATTGACTACTCCGTCGGTATCATCATCAGTGACTAGCCCCAATATTGCTGTTAATGTATATCGTCTTGCATAGGTTATTGCAGCTCCCATTGATTGACTTGCATTCATCCCTTTTAGTATCTCGGTGGATAAGGTTAGCTTGGAGGCAATTGCATCACCCTCAGCATTGAATAGGGTACAGACTATATCTTGTCCCTCAAATGTATGTGTGAATCCCAGCCCCTGTGATTGTAACTCAGAGGAAATGGTGTCTACTACATTGTCAAAGGAAGCATAGCTATAGTTATATCCTTTTGCATCTTTGTTTACTTTTCTTAGCTTGTTCTGGAAGTTTAGTAATTGTGAGTATATTTTCATGTTAGTTCTTTAGTTTATCTAAATAATCAAATATCTGGGTCTCAGTTATAATTTGCATATCTACTAGATCCTGCCAAGTGACTGTAGCTATCATATCGTATATTGGGCTACATACTCGGTTAGGATGTACTGTTATATCTTTGTCATCATACAGATACCCATAAAACTTTTCTATCACCCAGGGGAATGGTATGGCTTTGCTTTGTAGTTTGGTATTAAGCTCGGAAGCCATCATCTCATACTGTTCATCATCATTATGGTCTGGAGTGTAAACAATATTGCCTTGCCACTCGTCTATGTCGCTGTTATAAGTTGGTTCACCAAAAGTTCTCATAGTAGTAGTTATTTAATTTATACCTGATATGTAATCGGATTGGCTCGGCTAGTTTCTATATTTACTGCTCGGCATCTCAATCACTTATCTATATTTATTATATCATAATATTTTACATTTGTCTAGTGTTTTTATAAACAAAAACCCCCAGTATTGCTAATAGCACAATATGGGGGCTTCTATAGGTACAAAATGAGACTGGATAGAGGTAATTAGCCATGTATCAAGCCTCGTGCATCATATCAAGCAGCTACAGCCTAACTACAAGCCGTAGCTTAGGCATTATATCATTTAGTGAGCTGTTTTACAATAGCCTCAATGTGTTTATCTGTAATCATACCTTTTAGTTCCTGTAATCTTTTTAGCTTCTGGATCAATGTAATTGAGTTATATGTGATATTGCTTTCTTTTAGTTTCCTATATAGTTTAGGGAAGGCTTGAGCATAGGTCATATTAGTTTAACCTTTTAGTTTGTAATTGTTCTGGGATTGCTTCTCGCCACTCAACATCTCGGATATATGTTTTATCAAACTTTACTTTCTCTCCCTGTTTTATAACAAAGTTTAGATCTTGTGTCATTGGGAAGCCAATATAATAAGGTATCTTTTCTAGGCAATCTATTTTAGTTATCTGATTTGTGTTGATGAATGCTCCACTTGGTAGCTTTACAAACTTTAGATTGTCAATATTGGAGATTATTTTATCTGCAATGTCATCTTCAATATAATATTTGCTTTTATCCATTAAATATATTACCTTCATTAGTTATTTGCTTAAATCTAATACTTTACTTGCTGTTTTACTCTTATCAAAATACACCTTAAAGTCTCCTANCTTNGTATACATTGCATATGGGGTTGTAGCAGTTGGAGCATATTTCTGACCTTGCACCAGTATAACCTGTTCCACCATATGTATAACATTACTAGCTCCAAACTTTAGGATCATATCTTTACATGCTTTCCTCTGGGTTTTATTCCCATATTGGATACTTGGATTTATAGTTGAGAATAATTCCATAATGTTTGTAATATCCTGCGAAAATTTGTTTTCGCTAGTATTTCGTCTTATAGCACTTATATTTTCGTCTATAAGCACTTTAGTTTCGTCTAAAGCACTTGGGGTNGGTTTTGCCATTGATTGGTTTTTACCACTAGTGGGNTTGTCCACCGAGTGGACTAAGTAATGTATCTCAATATAATTGCCTTGTATTTTACCATCATTGCCTTTTTTCTGTACATCTACAATATATCCTTCTTCTTTAAGNAATTTTTTGTTTTTTCTAAATTTATCTTGACCCCAATTTAATCTTTTTTCATAAATGCCTCAGTAGCTTTAACAGTTTTAGTTTTT